TCTGCAACAACAGAGGTATCATCTACCCCTGTAATATTTCTAATTTCTGCTCTTATTTCTGTTAAAGTCATAATGTCCTAAAGCGGGGCGAGCCGAAACCCGCCCCTTAGTTAGTTACTGATTAGAGGTCAGTCCTTGCTGTTAAATACTGCATAACTGCATAGTCTTTACTATTAAATGTGCTTCTAGCTACACCATAGATTTGACCAGCTGCAATACCAAGTTTGTTTCCATAATCAAAGGTTTTTTCAACCCAGCTCATGTCATCAACTTTAGCATGACAAGCAGCACCTGCACCTAAAAATAGGTTACGAGCATAAGCAACAGAACCTCCACCGCCATCTGCAGCAGTAGTAATTCCTTCATGCTCATGAACAATAACTCCATCATATACACCTAATGCTCCAGAAAAGATTGGATTATCTTCACCGCGGATATTGGCATATTGCTGTGCATTTCTCCAAGTAGAATCTTGTGCAAGATCATAAGCAGCTTCAGGATGAAGAAGAAGTACATAGTAATCTTTTCCGTCTACCCTGATTGGCTTCATCTTGTAGCTTTTGGTAGTACCAAGCATAGCCATTTTCTTTAACTTAGATATATCACCTGCTATTGCTAAATCAGCAGCAGCTAAGTTAGCTTTTGGATCAGATGCAGCGTATACAGAAGCAGAATCATCTGCTCTTAAGAATGCGCCTGCACCACTTGTGATAGTTAATTTATCAAAAATCTGTGCATCGTGATCTTCAGCATACTGTCTTTTTAACTGTGCAAGTGCTTCTGTACGATAATTGTAAAGAACTTTACTATCGTCAAAATTACCAGCATTAATCACACCAAATCGTCTTTGACTTGTTGTAACTACTACTTCGTGAGAAGAAAGAGATTGCTCATTAGCCTCTAATGCACTATCACCAGTTATTGCTGTTCCTGTGTATCCAACTAATCCAAAAGTCATATCTTTACCTTTACCTTCAGGCATTGATTTTGATACGATCATGGATTCAAATGTGTCCCCAATGAACTTTGAGAAATAAATCTCCTTACCTACTTCGTAAGCAAGTTGTTTTGCCCATCTTGAAACGTTTAAAGCTGTATCCCAACTCATTTTACTACTCCTAGTTTATTATTGTGTATCAAGCAAAGCTTGCATCCGCACTTCTGGTGGCAATTTATTCCAATCACTTTGAGAAATAGAGTCAAAATCAATAGCAGTTTTATTCCCACCCGTAGCACTTGAAAGTGTTGTTGGCACTTGGTCGGCTTGAGTGAGTTTATCTGTTACTTGTTTAACTCCTTCGGTTTTCGCTTTACTCTTTTCTTTATTAATTGTCATTAACGTGTACGCATCATCAATTAGTGCAATACCGCGCTCATCTCCAAACTTTGCAACTGCGGTTAGTTCTTCGTTATTTAGATTAGGATGTTTTTTAATAAAACTATCAATCATTTCCTGTTGAGCATTTTTCGTTTTTCTTGCAGCTATCTCCCTTTCTTGTACTTTTCGCTCTTCTGCGAATTTACTTTCTATTTGTTTTGAGATATGTGGTAAGACCGAATTAATGTCATAGGGATCATACTCTGGTAGTTCTACTTCTGGCTCTTTTGGAGCTACGTTCATCTTAATCTCATCAAGGGATTTTCTTAACTCACCAAGTTCATTGGTTTGTCTTCCATTGAGTTCCCGAAGATTTCTATACGACTTGTCTGTTGTAGAAGCATACTCAACCAATTCATCTACCGAAGTAAATTCCTTCTCTCCGACTTTGAATGATTGTGGTTCTACGGCAGGTGTCTCTGCTGTCTGCTCACTTACATTTGATTCAGGGGAAACTTCGTCACTTGCTGTGCCTGCAATTTCCTTGGCTTCGTCTATGTAGTTCGTTTGTTCTTCCATTGTACCTTGTCCTTTTGTTAGGGGGTTGTTATTAGGAGTTACGATTTACCCGTATTATTCGGCATTTGCCTTTGCTGCGCTTGCATTTGTGCGGATCGTTCCTCTTCAAATTTTTCTAGTATATCCCTACCCGCTTCCATATCAGAAAGCTCTACATATAGAGGGAATAAACTTGCGAATCCATTTCGTACTAACTCTCCTACTTGCTGTGCTTTCGCTGCACGCATGGTAGCTGAATTTTCACCTTTGTCTAAGACAATATCAAATTCAAACTTTTCAAAGTTAGTTAAAAAACGATTAATGGTTTCTTCTATTACTTGTGCTTCTTCAGGAGATTCTGCTTTCTCTGTTTCAGCACCAATGATTCTTTTAATTTTATCTGCGGTATAAAACTGTTGCATATTTTTAATCGCCTGCATCAATACAGTTGACTTGGTAAAGTCCAAGTTCTCCATCTGCTCTTGTAAGGTCATCATCCCTTGTCTGATTCTTGTTTGAGCTGCAATACCACTTTCTTTTGTAGAAGTAGCAATACCCATCATAGGATCAGTAGCACCACTAATCTCTTTCGCATCCATCTCTGCCTTCTGCTCCATAGCTGCAATGCTACTGACCAACGATAAATGTGAGTTTGACCATTGTTGCATAAAGTCGCTTACACGACCTTTGAATCCAGGTATACCAATCCAACGTCCTGTAGTAGATGCTTCATTCATTTCTTCTTGCGATACTTTATTCCCTGCGAAGATTCCTCCACCTCTAGGAGAACGATTAATAATGTCTAACATCTGCGATCTGCGTTTATCTTTTTCCCTTTGTGGGTCTTTCATATTCTCTACTAGACCAAATGTCTCTACATAATCACCCATATCTTCAAAATGATAGAAATAAGGTACGATAGGAAATTGATTATGCATATATGGATTGGCTTTCTTTTCTTGAAGTGTATGCGCCCCAGCAGTAATAGTTAAATATGTCTTTGGGACTACTCGACTAATCACACCAAACTCGGTTTTTACTTTAGCCTGCGCTGCATCTTCCATAGCTTGTAAGTCTCTAATTTGTTCTCCAGCAGCGTTTTTATTTTCAAAACCATTCTGTGATATACGCCCAGTAGCTTTATTAATAATGTAATGTTCACGCTCATACTCCCTATTCCACATTTCAATTACACGAATTTTTTGCTCTACTTCATCTAAATGATGCGCGGAGCTAATTGGCTCTGCATTTCTATAATAAGAACCCATTTCCTGGCTAATACCTTGAGGCATAGATAAATAATCCTCTACGGAACTAATATCTTTAGCGGTATCTGGAAACATCTTTTGCATTTGGTTCAAGGTAAGGTACTTGCTTCTTGCTAGATAATTCCATTCGTTTGTATCTTGAGTCCTTGCCTCTGGATCAATATGCACATTTGCCCATGATTCACGTTTAATGCTTATTTCCCCATCATAAAACTTACCTGGCTCTACACAAACATCAATCCAACCGCGCCCTGTAATGACTCCATCCTTAAATACCCTACTAAATAAGCTTTGTAACTTTCTGTTACGATCTAAATGATATAAAAGAGAGGTAGAAAGCATTGCTTCGTTCTCATCATCAGATTCTACAGGTCTTGCTTTCCAAGAAGAACGCCCTTGTCGCTCTACTCCTGTAACTAAATTAACTTTTGGTAAAATAATATTAAGTTGTAGTGGAGGTCTTCCTTCTGCTTGCAATGTCTGTAAGTCTTCTGTCTCCCATTGCCCTGTACCAAACCCACCTGTGTAAAATCGCATTGATTCTTCTGCAGCACTATACCACTCTGAATCATTAATAACCATAGCATCAAACACTTCATGTAATTCTTTTATATTCATGCACTCATCCAACTATTCTTTTTAGATTTTCCAAACATACCCCATAAACCATAGTCATCGCTTTGCTCTGTAGGCGAATCACTATCTTCAACGTAGTGAACTAAATATCTAAGACAATCCATTGCGTGGTCATTTTTCTTCACAGGTTCTTCTGGTAAATTACGACTTTCAAAACCATGTTTAAGCTCCTTCCACTTATAGTCAACGATCTCTTCTACCAAAGGTTTCATATTTAATGTCTTAAAAAACAACAACTTAGACTTATTGTTCTCATCTAGTTTTAAATATGCAGATACACGTTCAAATCCTGCACGCTTATCATTCTTTGCTTTTTCCCACTCAATTCCATACTCATACCACTCGTCTGCGACACTATTTCCATCTCTTTCTGTTCTAACAATAGATGGATCAGCCAAGAATGTATAATTAATTCCTTGTTTTAATCTACGTTCTACTTTTGGCACAATCATTTCTATCGTATGCTCGCTAACATAAATTAAATCATATACATAGATCGTTCCTTCGTCATCTGCTGCGGCAAATAAAATAGAAGTAGGATTACGATACCCATAGTCATAAACAATATAGTGATTCCACCATTTAGGTATTTCAAATGGCTTTACAGAGTGCGTTTCTTCTTTAAATTCTGGATATACAAGTCCTGCAAAATCGTCCCAACTACAATAAACGTATCGGTTGACCCATTGGTCTGGCATTGAAAGTAGATGTTTAATATAATCTGCGGGTAAATGAGGATTGTCGGAATATAATTTTACTTCTTCGTCTGTTTCAGGAGGCGGTGCATCTGGTTGCCATGTCATCGTCTCAATTAAACGATAATCACCTTTTTTCTTGTTCTGTTTTTCCTTATCCTTCTTCCATCTCTTCCATACCCAATCGTGACCCGCTGGATTTGAGGTATGAAAACTACATCTCATCGCGTTTTTTCTACGCATTTGTCCCGCGGCAGCAATAAATGTAGCTTCGGTCATTTCTTCAATCTGGTCAAACGCAAACCAACCTAAATTCATAGATTTTATACGCTGAATAGAGTCACGGGAGTCATCTAATGCCATATAAACTATTTTAGAGCGGTTTTTAAAGATAATTTCTCTATCTTGGGCGCGATGTTTCTGAATAAATCCCTGACCAAGATCGAGCAACTGTATTAAAGTTGACTTCTTAAACGAATCCAATACTTTTCTGCCCATTAATCCTAAATTGCCTTGAAATGCAGCACTTTGGTGAATTGCCTCCATACACATAGCTTCAGTTTTACCCGTACCTAATGAACCTGCCAATACTTGATGCTTACTCCAACCAGTAAACAAATGAAATTCTTCTTGATGATCTAATGGGGCAGTTATATTTCCTTCCCCGTCTCTATAGGATATATTTACATCCATTATGCCTGTGACCTATAAAATAATTCCCAATCTAATGGAAGTTTACCATTTTGATCTAATTCAAATAAATCTAATGCAAAATTAGTCGCCTCTTCTGCGATTTTTGGTGATAAACCGAAAGAAGTTCGTAAAAACATACAATATATGTCTCTAGGAGTCATAAAGATGTTATCTTTTATTGATTCTCGCTCTTCGCGAGTTAGCTCAACTTCATCTTCTTTAATACGCTTGCTCTATCCTTTGGCGATGTGCCTGATACTACTACATTCACTTGTGTATTTTGTTGGTTGACCCGATCACGATACTT